GCAGCAGCTTTTAGTCTCTCGTCTGTAACTGCCCACAATACTGTTTTATACTCTTTAGTATGAGGAGCATACAGTGAAACAGTCATAGGACTGTCATCCTCATTCAACAAAGGCTCTTGTGTTACAGGGTGTTTTAGTTCTACTACAACTACATCACTCTTAGGTGTTAAATCTTTTAAGTCCATGTCGAGTCTCCTTCGGGATAAGTCGGGTTAATTGTGGGGGATGCCAGACCCGACACCGACACCCCCCGCCCTAGCTAGGGATTATGCAGAGCGAGTAATCTTCAAGTTTGTCGCTTCTGTTGTATCATATAGAGCAACAAAAGACATAGAGATTACACGGCTCGTGGGACCATCTACACCAACGTCAGCAGAGTTAATCTTAACACGTGGGAACATGAAGGTCATTGTGTTTGTACCGTCACCAACAGATACTTCAATCTCTGTCTCTGTCTCGTTGATGAAACGATTTACAAGTGCTGCATCTTCGAAGTATGCCGATAGTGTACCTTCGACTTCTGCACGACCAAACTCTAAGCTGGGGGCTGAGTCATCTCCAACAACGAATGTAGGTGCATAACCGTTAGTCAATGTAAAGTCTAATCCAGTAACGATAGCTGATGCTGAACCAGCACCTACGTCACCGATGGAAAGGTCACCAGAGTAAGCATCGAAAGGTGATGCACCTGATGCTGCATCTTGTGTCTTCTCTGTAGCACCGATAGTCATGTCCTTACCGACCATACCAAAGGTTGTTGTTACCATCTGGTTAGGGGCAAGAGAGACACCCATCGTATTGACAGTCATGCCTGTGAACAAACGTGCTTGGTCTATATCAGCAGCATAGTCCTCAATAGAAAAGAACTTAGGTGTTGTGCCAACTTTAAGTACGTTAGTTGACCATGTGTTTAGCATGGCAGCTTCTAGTAATTCGTCGTAGTCTGCGTCACGCATGTCAGCTACAATATCACCACCAACCTGACGGTTACCGTGACGATCAACACGTGGCATACGATCTGCTTGAATGTCATTACCAGCAACACGGTCTTTAGTTAGATTTAGTGAATGGGTAGTAAAAGGTAAGTTTGTAAAGTTGCCAGCAGGTGTCGTACCAAATGTACTTTCTACGATGTACGACAAGCTAGAACGTGAACCCTGTGCAAAGGCCATGAGTTATCTCCTAATTAGTTATAAGCGTACCAAGATATTGTTACAGGCACGACATACCAAGGACTATCCACAAAAGCTAATTGCCTTTCTGCATAGTCAATATAAACAGTTTTACTGTTGTGAGTTAGTTTTGTGGTTGCCTCAAATGCTTCTATAACATTCTTGGCTAGTGTGTCGCCAGCAGAAGGGCCATTACCCTCTGGTGCATAGCAATTAATAAAGAACAAACCATCGTACCTTTGTTGTGGGCTTAGTCCACGTGCAGCTGGTCGTCTTGTTAGCGGGGCATAAGATACTCGAATGTAACTGTTCCCAGTCGTCGGATTAAACGACACGTTCTCGTAGGCTATAGATGGTACGTCAGTGATACTAGATAGCTGACTCTCTAAAGCAGCACGAATGTCTTTATCAATGTTTGCCATTAGCTACCACCTTTTAGTCTAGCAAAGACTCTGTGCTTCAATTCTACATAGGGTTCGTGAGGTGCGCCGTTACGAAGCGTAAACTCTTCTTTAGACATATCCAGCTTTGCAATATCTGTATCTATGTTTGTAAGAGATTCCTGAAACGCAGCGGATGCGTCCATTTTAGGTCTACCTCTAGATGACTTACCCCTAGGGCGACCTCTACCAACAGAAATAGACCAAGAAGTCATGTAGGCACCAGTATCTACGAAGGGAAAGGAATATTTTAATGCAGTGACTGCACGATCTCGTACAACTTGCCTTTTATCTTCCTCTATCTGTTCGTCTAGCTCCTTGATCTTATCCTCAAAGGTTTTACTAACTTGTATCTTAACGTAATTAGACATTACTCACTCACATCACAGATATAACACAATTTTGTAGTATTTGAGTAAATGGTGGTAACAGAGTTGATGTTAACGGTATCGTCTACACCTACCAACTGGTCTTCATCATCAGGTTCTACAGTAAGCCCTACAGCGGAAATGACACACTTTCGAGTACCACGACGAACATCATCTACATTAGCAATAATACCACGGTCATAGTTGTAGAAGTATGCTGTAACAGAGTAGTCTGTTGTTGCTGCACCACTTACTGAACCTGTAGCTGGGTCGTAGGAACCAGAGGCAGTAGTCTTACGCAATGTAACAGTCTGACCGAAGTCATTGACTAGATTATAGAGGTCGAAGGAACGAAAGGACATCTACACCCCCTATGCGTAATCTGTGTCGTCTGTGTTGTAATCTGGTGGGTTACGGAAGCGGTCTCGACGGAATGAAGGTTCGATACGGTTAGTATTACCACGAACAGCCTCTACGCCCGATTTAGTTAAGCCACCAGCTTTAACACCAAGAGTAGCAGAGACTTTCTTACCTTGGTATTCTAGGTTCTCAGCTAGTTTACTATATTGATTAGACAGGTCACTGTAGTCAGCACTCAATGCCCCGTCTAGCTGTGTATTAACCTTACGAGCATACTGCGATGCAATGGTACGTGCGCACCATGCAGCAGCAAAGTAGACGTTATTATTGGACTGGTCTAGAGCAAAAGTAATCTCTTCATTCTTAACCTGCTGGTCATTTGTGTCTGTATCGCCTAGTAAAAGACGAACAGTATTTAGACGACCAGATAAGGTAGTCGTGTTAAGATCAGTTTCGTCGTAGCTCCAAGCCATCAGTCTACCTCATAGTGTCCGTAGTTTCTGCGCCAGCTACGAATAAGCCCACGCTGTTTATCCAGTATCTTAGATTTCTTACACTTCTGCTTCTCATACGCAGCATTGTTAGATGTCTTAGATTTGACCTTTTCGTTGATAGAATTAACCAGAGCATCTAGTTGTTCTGCATCTAGTGCCTCTAGTCCATCACCTACACGAGCCTTAGTTTCTAACTCGTCGTTGTGATAAAGTTGGAACTGGTTGTACATACGAAGGACACGTTCATAAGGAATAGATAACTCTTTCCACGGAAGGTGATCGCCTTGTTTATATTTATCGTCCCAAGGTTCTTTTACGAAAACTGGTCGGTCAATTTGAAAAGGTAGTCGGGTCATAGTTTATCTTTCGGGTTGATAAGGTGGGACCGAAGCCCCACCAAAGTTATCATTAAGCGATTACTGTATCGAAGAAGTAACCCAAGTCTGCGCCTGTGACTTTCATGTCATAGGACATTTTAACTTGGATGTGTTCTGCAATCTGCTGACGCTTAAGAGCATCGTCAGAGAATGACTCAACAGTAACACCTAGGTTGTTAACACCTTCTAGTGTGTTCCATGCGAATGTAGCACCCGCCATTGGTGTCATTAGACCTGCATTTGGAGCAACGTGTGCCAACAATGCGTGTTTACCACCGATGAATGCGTTTGATTCTGCAACACCTTCAACTGAAGTGTTCTTGACTGCTTCCATGACGTAGAAGTTTTCTACCTCAAAGATTTCTGCCAACTTAGCGTTAGTGATAAGTGCAGTATTTGTTACAGTTGCACCACCGTTCAGACGTGCTAGGATGTCTGGGTGGTTGATAAGAACGTCACGAACTTCTTTACCAACAACCATTGTGTTTGGCTTGAAACCACCAGACTTAAGCTGCATAGTGCGGCGAGCGTCTGTTACGTTCTTGATTGGTGTTGAGTTTGTGTAATCTGACCACAAGTTTGATGGTGTGTTGTCTGTACCCCAAACTGAAGCTGCGAAGAATGTATCAGCGAACTGTTCTTCACGATGGATCATAAGACGGTTAACAAGTGTTGTTGCACCTGATGAACGGATGTCCAACGCTGCATCTTCATTTGCTAGTGTCTGCTGATCAAAGTCCATACCTAGACCATAAACGTCTGCATAGTATGAATCGTTTGAGATTGCTTGACCGATACGGTTAACCTCTGTGCGTGGAGCAAGAGCTTTAACGTCACCTGTGCGGTTCATGTTTGCACGGTCATAGATGTAGTATTTGTCAGATTGTTTCTGAACACCAACCACTGGGAAAACTTTGTCAGCGATAAAGTTCTCTTGTGATTGTACGTAGGCGATTGTCAGGTTTGTTAACGGCTGATCAATATGTACCTGTGATGGAGTTAGCAATGGCATTTGTTATATCCTTCCTTATGCTACGATGTTGCCGCCTTGGATCAACTCAATAGCGAAGACTTGCCCGTCAACGGCATCTTCAAGAGCATAACCCATTACGTAGTCACCAGAAGCAGCAGTGATTGCGTCACCATTGGCATCTGTTTGTAGTGCATCACCAGCAGTTACTGAAGCACCAGCTTCTACCATAACTTTACCAGTCATTGCAACAGTAGCAGCTTTACCCGCTGTTGGTTCGTTCAATAGAACACCGATAGCACGTTCACCAGCAGCATCTGCTAGGTCAACTTGTCCATCTGCTTCTAGAGTAACGAACTTGAATTGTGCTGACGATAGGTCTTCGCCAGCAATGAATGTCCGTGTGTCACGGCTTTGCATTACAGCCATAATTATTCCCCTTTATAGCTTTTGTTGATAAGGGCTTTACCTTCGTCAGTTTTCGCTACAGCAGCGTATGCTTTAGCGTAATCACCCTTGTGCATCTTGTTCTCTTCCATATAGGCTTTGACAAGAGATTCCATTTTATCGGCAGCAGTTGCAAACTCACCGTCTGCGTCTGACTTGCCAACTTCTTCCATGTTCTCTGCGAATACTGCATCAGCAGCTTTCAGAGTTTCCATGATACCTTCGCTTTCACCAAACTCAGCAACCAAAGATTTAGCTACCTCTTCAGAGAAGTGTGGTAGTGCTTCTGTGGCACGTTTGGTTAGCTCTGCATCTGCTTTAGCTAGTTCTGCTGCTTCTAGGGCTTTCAGAATAACCGCAGGTACATCAGCTTTGTTGATTTGTTCACCTTCATACTCAATGTACTCTGGCTCTACTTTTTTCTCGATTGCCTCTGCTTTAACGACAAAACCATTGTCGATTAGAGCCTTACGTAGGCGTTCATTTTCTAGCTTCAGTGTATCAACTGCGGCTTGCAAGATGTCTTGTTCATCAACTTCTGCAACCACTGGGTCGATCTCTTCAGCTTTTTCTGTAGGCTCTTCCATGTTCAAAGCCTTCATAGCTTCTGCACGTCCACAGCCTTTTTCCTTCATATAGGCTTTGACTTTATCTTCGTCGTAACCCATTTTTTCTAGAGTTTCTGTCATATTATCCTCATTGGAGTTATCACGCTTGAACAAGGAGACCATTGCCTGTGCATTGGCAGGACGATCCACTAATGACAATTCATCCAATTCAAGCTGTTTCAAAAGGTTAGGCATCATAGTCCTCCTTGATTGCTCGACCCCCAATAGAGAAGGCCGCAAGTTCACCAGATTTAACCTTAGACCAGACATCATCGTCATACACTTTAAAAGCGACGATCCAGCCTTCACGGTCACTCTGGATGCCAAGGGATTCACCAATCTCTTTAGTGATGGGCATGGAGTGAATTACCGCCCCAATTTGATCACCCTTGTGCATCTCTTTACCGACACGGACATGTTCCATAAACTTACTTGCAGCTTTAACAAGCGTGTCAGGTTCGATAACATCGCCTTGGCGGTCAACTACTGGTTCACCCTTTTCGGTTACTACAGAGGCCCAGCCATAGACCATGCGTTGTTCATCATCAGCCTTTAGTATTTGGCCTTCAATATTCTTTGTCATACTTCCCACAGTACTACTACTCCACATTCTACAAGACCAGTAACGAGCAGAAGTCTTGTCTGTTGCTGTATCGCAAGAATGACGACTACGGAAGTTAGCCCGTGCCTTTGGGTCATCCCTACGGATTTCCATGTTAGGGTCACCGAAAGTAACCTTAACTGTACGATCTCCGTCTTTTACATAAACACCAAACTTCTTGCTTGATCCAGCAGGTAGACGGAATGGTTTGTTCAGTGGTTTATCAGCTTTGTCTACAACATATGCATCGTCGTTGATATACTCACGTTTTTTAGTGCTGCTTGGGTGACCAGATGGAAGAAGGTCTTTATCGTGGTTAGCAGACTTAGAACCACTAACAATGCGTAAGAAGCTATTAACACGTGCCATAGCCCATTGCTCAGGGGAACTAACATTAGGGCGTACAGAACTAGGGTTCGTTCTATAAGCACCAACACCACGGTTGTATACTTGTTGCAACATACGTGTCGTAACTTTGTGCTTAGACT